CCGCTCCACAAAATTTTATGATTATGGCAGGAATGAAACAATTATCAGCGGGCAGCAGCCAAATTTTAATGATGATGTTCCGGGATAAAAACAACGCCCCAATTAAGGCGGATTCCGTACACGTCAAAGGTTCGATTTTTACCGGAAGCGGTAAGCCGTTTGAATTTGAGGTAAACAAAGGGGTTTGCACCAATTGTAAGATTCAGAACGATATGTTGTTGTTTAATATCGTTCCGCTTTTGGGTTTGGGGCAAATGCAGGTTTATACGCAAACTTTTTTGGGCGATGCAAAAGCAATAACCGGAACATACATTTCAGAGAACCAACAGAAATTGGGCGTTGAAGTGGTTCAGAAAGGTACATTCCTTTCAGATAGGCAGGGCGCAATGTGGGTTGATGTATATTTGCCAATAGAAATTAATGATGCAGCACAAATTCCGTGGGTTCCGGCAGGAGCGGACGAACAATGGATTAAAGATTATTTGGATAAGTATGTAAAAACCCCGGCGTTTGCCGCAACGCTGGCGGCATTGGGCGGGGCAAGCAAAAACCTTTCAAATGTTGATGCAAAAGACTTTGAGAAAAAAGCAAAGGACGGTAATTTTGCTCAGAATGATTTAGCGGACGTAGATTTGGCAAAACTCAAAGAAAAAGGTTTGGCGGCAGGATTGGCAGACGCAAAGAACCCAATAAGCCCAACAGAGTTTGACCGTATGATTAAGCAAAATGCGGCTTTTATTGCATTGTCTAAAACAGCGCACCCGGCAACAGCAGGAAAGACAAACGAGCAGATTAAGGCGTTATTCTATGCCAACCGCCAAGAGGTACAAAAGGGGGTAAATCTGAATACAGACCCGTACAACAAAAGTACAACTTTGTTGTTGGTTTATCAGATGAGCAACAACCAAACAATTCAACAGACATTGCCGCCCGTATCGGATAACCGTATTATCATTTTGGAACTTATACAAGAACCGGGGGCAGCCAATTACAAGGCAATAATTAGCCCGTCAGCCGGAGAAAGTATTGATGGGGCAAATACACCAATAACCGTTACAAGCAATGGGATTGCAGGTATTTTTTTGCCTATTCAGAACGAAAATACGTGGGATTTTATTCCGTGGTATAAAACTATTGATAGCAGCCTAACAACAAGCGATGAGCAGCGAAAAGAATTGTATTTAGGAGAGTGTCAAGCCAAAGCATATACTGATGTTCATTTGCGTATAGAAACCAATTTCCCAAATGAAGAATTATTGTCTATTGGGGCAAATTCATGTGTGTTGATTCAGTCAGTAGGCAAAGACTATGGAGTAGGAAAGGCGTTGTTGGCATTTATGGCATTTACCGGGTATCAAGTCAAGATGAACAACAAGTATTACGGATATAATTCTTTGAACCTTGCAAGGACATTGATTTTCCCCGAACCCGAAACGGAAATTAACAATGATGTTACATATATGGGGGATAATACATATTTGTCAGTTAAGACAGCAGCAAAGGTAAGTATATCTAATAATCAGCTAATTGTTAAAGATAATAACAAGGATTTGCCCGTATTTTCTTTGTTTAAGCGATATAACAGATTTGACACCTTTGTTTGCCGTGGTAAAAATTACAAAGCTACCGTTAAAATTACAGACAAACAAAATGCCTTTGTGGTTGCATTGATGAAGTACACCGGGTCGGAAAATGTAGCACCAACACCGGAATTGGTAAGTTACAATAACGACCAACCGCAATTCAATGCAGGATGGAGCATTTCTGACAAATTATTTATATCAGAGGATGCAGTGAGCGGAATCCATGAAGCAACAAAAACATTTGTTGTTCCTACTGACGCAAAGGAATTTGCGGTAATTATATTCCCTAATGCTTCGCAGATACCAACAACTATGGTATTGAATGATTTTGAGGGGGATATAACCCCGTGGTTTAATCGAATGGTAATAACAGATAGTTCGCATATTTCGGAAAAATATTTGGAGTATCAGAAAGACTATGCAAAATTTGTTGTTATGACCCCGGCAGGCGATGCAAGTTACCGATATACGTATAACAAGACCGCAGGAAATATACCTTTGGGCATTAAAAAGGGTTTGGCTTTGGTTAGCAATAATAACGCATGGGCAGACCCCGGAGCGTCAGACCCTAACAAAGTTCAAGGAGATTTATTGGCAGAGGCGGACGGAATTATAACAATTCAGTATTCCGGGCAGGCATATAACGAAACAAGCACAATTAATGAAGCCAATTTTTGGGCTGCAAAGGTTGCGCCGGATGGTTCATTAACGGAAGTTCCAAACAGCCGATATTCAACAACCATTGAAGCAAACAGAAAGATTGCCAAGAACATTCAGTCTAAAAGTATATCATTCCCAATTCAGCAGGGCGAGTCAGTTAGATTTTTGGCTAATTCAAACATTGATGATGGCTTTTATCTGCAAAGCGGAACAGACGGAAAACCTTTGTTTGAGGTTATTATAAACTTCAAAGAAATGGTAGGTATGCCGTTTATACCGGATGAGTTAGAAAAGGGGGCAACAGAATTTTATGAATAATAACCGGGGCGAAAAGCCCCATAAAACAAAATAAAAATGGATAAGATAATTATATTAGATGCCGGACACGGCGTGGATTGCGCCGGAAAACGTTCCCCCATTTGGGGCGACGGTTCCCAATTGTTAGAATGGGAGTTTAACCGTGATATTGTACGCCGTATTGCGGCGATGTTGAAAGCGGAGGGAATAAAGTTTGAAATTTTGGTACCGGAGGACAACGACGTATCATTATCGGAACGTTGCCGCCGTGCTAACGTGATATATGACGATTGCGGGCAGAACGCCGTATTGTTCAGCATACACGGGAACGCCGGAGGCGGCACCGGATGGGAATGTTATACAAGCGTCGGCAAAACGAAAGCCGATGAAATTGCAACCGTCCTTTGTAATGAGGCAGAAAAGGAGTTTGCCCCGGATGGTTGGAAAATGCGTTTCGACCATTGCGACGGCGACCCGGACAAAGAAAGCCAATTTTATATTCTGAAACATACGGTTTGCCCGGCGGTATTATCTGAAAATTTCTTTTTTGATAATGAAAAGGATTGCCGTTTTATGATGAGCGACGACGGAAAAGAAAGGATTGCAAAGGTACATTTTGAAGCAATAAAGAAAATTGTATGAAAAAGTATTTGATTTGGGCGGCAATCATTTTGGCGGTTGCCGCCGCCTTTTGGGTGCAACACGTCAAAATAAAGAGGTTGACCGAGGAACGGGACAGATACCGGAGCAATACCGAAATACTATTGCAGGACGTCAAGACGTACCAAACGAAAGACAGTTTGAACGCAATCAAAGTCGGGAATTTGGAGTTGTCATTGGCGGAATACAAAAAGTACCGGGCGGACGATTTGGCGTTGATAAAGACGTTGCAGGCAAAGAACCGGGATTTGGAACGGGTTACAACAACCCAAATGGAAACAATCAACGAATTGCGGGCAACCGTCCGGGATAGTGTTGTATATTTACCCGGCGATACGGTTACGACCGTTTTACGATGCGTCGATATTGTCGAACCGTGGTTTGAGTTGCACGGATGCGCCACGCCGGACGGACAATTTACCGGGACGCATATAAACCGGGATAGTCTGTTAATAGCGGAAACGGTGCAATATAAACGCTTTTGGGGGTTCCTTTGGAAAACAAAGAAGATAAAGAACCGGGAAATTGATGTTGTAAGTAAGAACCCGGCAACAAAAATATTGGGCGTTGAGTTCGTAACCATAGAAAAGTAACTTTTATTGTTCATAATACCGGGAAACGGGGATTGTAACCAAGCGTTGCAACCCCGTTTTTGTTTTTGCCCGTTTTTAGCCCCGTATTTCGATTATTTTGTTTGAATGGATAAAGTACCCACCCCGGCAAATAAAGTGGCTTAAAATGAAAATTCGCCAAAAATAACTTTGCGGGGAGCCAAAAGAACCGTTTTTTGTCCGCAAATCGAAAATAAAATAAAATTCTTTTGGTAGTTAAAATAAAATGCCCTATCTTTGTGCCATGTTAATAAAACGACCGGGCGTTTTCCCGGCAACAAAAAGAGCGATACAATGAAGCCCGAAGATATTTACAACGGTTTGGAATATACAACAAAAGAAATTAACCGTACTTTCAAAACCAAAGTAAACGGCTTGTTCAACGGCAAAAAGATTAACACGTTGGTTGGCGTTTCCGGTTTGATTAAGTTAGTAGGCGTTGAAATGGCGAACAAATTATTGCGCCGTGCTTTCCGTTGTGTCAAAGACGCCGAACATTGTAAGTTGCGCCGGGGTTTGAAAATATCCTTTTATTATTACTAATCCGACCGGGCGGGTTCCCGGAACCAAATAAATTTCAAATATGGAAACAAAGAAAAGAACACAGGCGACGGACATTGCCGAGATTGCAACCAAGTTAGACGGCAAAGTTAAATTTTCGTCAATCATTTACAGCCAACAAATGTTGTCGGAGAAATACCGGGAAACAGGGGTAAACGATATGTATTTTATCGGCAAAAAATTTGGGTTGTGGTTTTATACAAGCCGGGCGGCATTAGATAACCTTTGTTATCTGCAAAACCCTAAATTCCCGACGTGGGTATTGTGCGAAAATTCATTGAGTTTGTACGAAATAAGATAATAACCCGCCGGGGGTTCGCCCCCGGCACAATAACAAAGATTATGGCAAAGTATATTTTGAGCAAGAAAGCGAAAGGCAAAAAGTATCAATACACCGTTACCGACGAAAAAGGCAACGTTATTTCAACAAGAACGTCCGCCCGTGATTATGTGGCGTGTACCGCCAACGGCGAATTTTATTTTGGGCGGTTGGACTTAATCGGCAAAGGCGACCACGGCAAAGGGTTGAGCCGCACGACGGAAATATTGGCAAACCCCGAACGGGCGTATAAAAAGCAAGTTGCGTACTTTGTGCCGTCTTATCGGAAAGAATGGATTGCCGAGAACCCCGCCGACGAATGGATTGCCCGCAATGTTAATTGGGCGACCGAACGCCAAAAAGAATTAAACGCAATCGCATATTTACAGCCGGGGGAATAACCCCGGCTTTGCCTGTTATGGATATACGATTGACAGAGGAACAACGGGAAATATTGAGCGGTAGAATTTGCCCGTATTGCCACGTTCCGACCGAGTACAAAAATAGTATTGAGGTTTACGGCGTTGATTATGGAATGATTTATTATTGTCCCCAATGCGGGGCGTATGTGGGTGTTCATAAGGGAACCGACCGGGCAAAGGGTCGATTGGCAAACGCCGAGTTGCGCCGATGTAAGATTGAAGCGCACCGATATTTTGATGAGTTGTACAAACGTGGACTAATGAAGCGACGGGAGGCGTACAAATGGTTATCCGACCAATTGGGATTACCCCCGGAATATACGCATATTGGAATGTTTAACCCCGAAACGTGCGCAAAGGTCGTGGACGTTTCAAAAAAGTATTTATTAACCATGCGATTTGCATTAAGACGACAGGATAAAATAAAAGCGCATTTTGAACCCAACGGGGACGAAATGTTGAACCGGATAAAAGAGAGTTTAACCCGGTTTTTTGCCGCCGACCGTTCGGAGTTCCCGGAGGGATACCGGGAAATTGAGGACTGTTTTAACCAATTGCCGGGGGAACCATACCCGACCATTGCAATAAACGACGTCGGTAACGACGACCGAATGATTGAATTTTATGTTACCGGAAAACAATACGACGTTTACCACGTCGCATTTAAGGGGTTTACAAAGGGTTAAGATATGGAAAGCGTAATTATTGAGGAAATGCGGGCGTTCTTACGATTGGATTTGCCCGACCGACAAAGACAATATTTTACCGATACAATCGCCGCCGCAAAACGTGTTGAGGTCGTAAAAGCGGCGGACGTATTCGACGAACGGGAAATTGAATTGATACGCCGGACGGTTCGCCCGGTAGTCAAAGAGTGTTATAAAAATGCGCATTTGCTGACGTTGTTATTTCCCGACCGGGTGCAATACGTTGAGGGCAAAACGAACGTATTTATACCAATCGACCACGCATTTAACCGGGTCGGGAACAAATATATTGACATTACGTTTGAGTTCGCATTGGGGTTTTTAGACCCAACGCAATACGAATATGTGGCGTTTGGGGAATATCCGGCGGGCGTTATTGAGGAAATAACCGACCAAACGGGATATTATGGCGATATATACCGATTTTGTTATTGTGCGGCGCAAATGGCGTTGGAAAAGATGAACCCCCGGACGTAACAGATACGCCGGGGGTTCGGTACGCAGTAACCGAGAGCGATTTTTGGTAATGCGGTATTGCAAAGGTAGGTTAAAAATCGGATATTTCACGCACCCGGCAAAAATGATTTCGCAATACAAAGATTATATTTTTGGTAATTAAAAAAATCTTTCTACCTTTGCAGAACAAAAGATTAACAGCCTACCCGGAGGGATACCGGGAAATGATATGAAAATAAAAGAAAGTGAGCAATTAAAGATGTTGGCGACCGAAAGCGGGAAAACAGCCAACCAAGTATCCGAAACAATCGTTACGGAGTTAATCAACAAACAGATTATCGAGAACATAAGCGACAATTGGGGGTTCCCGGTCGCCGATTGTTACGAACGGGATGTTTTCGTAGTGGAAATGGTGGACGTTATCCGGGCAATTGGTATTTCCCCGGTTCGTTCCGTCCATTTGGACGCCCTGTTGGAATGTGTATTGATTGGCGACGATGATTGCCCGGAGTGTGGCGGGGAAATGGAGGTTACAGACGGCGAATATAGACGTACCGGAGGCGACGGATATTTGACCCCGCCGGAATATAGCCCGATTTGGGAGGAAAAAACGTGCCGCAATTGCGGATATAAAGAGAGCAACGAACCAAGTTATTAACAAAAAAAATTTAAGTTATGGCATTGAGATTAAGAGTAAACGAAGCAATCGCCCGTTCCGAGGCGAACGGGAAAAAGGTTTTGAAAAAAGACATTGCCGCCCGTCTTTTTGAGGGTGCAAGCGAGAGCGCACAACAGGTAAATATGACGAATTTGTGTAACGGCACAACCAAACGAATTGTCCCGGAATGGGTCGTTATTATTTGCGAAATGTTGGATTGTTCGGCGGATTACTTGTTTGGCATGGAGGGCGGAAACAATGAAAAGTAAGTTTATCGAATGGTTGGAAGCCGCCGCCGAAACCATGTTTTCCGGGTTATTTCAAGCGAAAGCCCTAATTGTTACGTTTGGCGCATTGGGGTTATGTTGTTTGATTGGCGCATTTTGGAACCCGTGGCAATTGTTATTGGCGGTAATGTGCGCCGCAATGGTATTATGTGGAATTTCAGAATATAAAAAGTACAAGTAATGAGAGCAAAGAGCGATAAACCGGGCGACCCGGTAAAAGAGGTTGCGGGAACCGTCGGCAATGTTGCCCCGGATATGTTCCCGGAGATTAACGATGAACAACAAACAATTATTCCCCCGTTCGTTGAGGTTCAACCGGAAAAACCAACCGGAGTGTTTGAGATAATACCGGGCATGACGGTTGAGGAAATGACGGCAATGTTTTTCGACGAAAAAACATTGATTGAACCCCCGTATAAGGTTTGGCAGTTAAACAGCAAGGGACACCGATATTATTACCGATATGACGACGCCGGGAACCCGGAGTTTTTCCCGTCGGTTACAACCATATTGTCCCAAACATTACCCAAAGCCCCGCACCTTATAAATTGGATTGCGAACAAAGGCATTGAGGAAGCCGAGCGATACAAAGGCGAACGGGCGGCGTATGGAACGTTTATGCACGCCGCATTTGAGGAATTATTGATTAACCGGGCGTATGATTTGGACGGACTGAAAGGCAAACTAAAAGAACACATTGAGGTTTACCGATTGCCGGACGACTTTATTTATTACGCCGACGATTTGAAAAAGGACGTATTGGCGTTTGCGCAATTCGTATTGGATTATGATGTACGACCGTTAGCCGTTGAAATTGCGTTGGTACACCCGTATTACAAGTACGCCGGAATGATTGATTGCCCGTGTACCATGCGGGCAAAGATTGGAAGCGACGACCGGATTAACGCAATTGTCGATTTCAAAAGCGGGCGAAAAGGTTTTTACGAGGAAAGCGAAATACAATTAGGAATGTACCGGGATATGTGGAACGTCAATTTTGAGCAATTCCCCGTTACCCGTATTTTCAATTTCAGCCCGAAAGATTGGCGCAAACGTCCGTCGTACAATCTGAAAGAACAAACGGATAGCCCCAATATACGGAAAATCCCGTATCTATTGGAAATTGCGGCTATTGAGGACGAAAAGAAAGATAATACGTTTACGTCGGTTAATGGCATGGTATTGTTAGACAATGCCCCGGATTTAACGCAAAACGTAATATCCTTATCGTTGGCGGAATTGATTAAAACGAAAGCCCCAAAGGAGGCGACCCCGGACGAAAACACGGACGCCGCCGAGAAAGTCAAGGCAGATGGTACGAATATAAAAACAATCAGTTGTGAAATTTTTATAGATAAAATTAACAATGCTGATGATAATTATTCTTTGTATCATACCACAGATATTGCACAAACATACGGCGTTAATTTGATTGATGAGGGATTAGATTTAGACCAACACCGTTGGTATAGTATAGCAACAAACATTTATAAATGTTCTGATGGGTATGTAAAAGTAAAAGGAGCATTTCAAAGTTTTTCGGAAATGCAAATGTGGTCTGATATTGATGTACATTCAGAGGCGGAAAAATTGCAAGGTGATGAATTACGAGCATTTGAATTGAGAATGAAAGCGTATGCGATTGAAAAAGGATTAAAACAAAAAACAGAATTGGAAAAGGAACTAAAGAAAACAACCATTGTTAAACGTGCGCCCAAAAAGGCAAAGGAGGCGGAAAAGAAAGCCACCACGGACAAAACGACCGCAAAGCGGGGTAATACCACGGAAAAGAAAGTAAAGCCCGCAAACGAGCCTAAAAAGCCCAAAAATGAGAGTAGGAAAAAGATGTTGAACGACGACCCCGAAATTTGATTGAGATATGAAAGGAAGAATAAAACGACCGGAGGCGCAACAATCCCGTTTGATTTTGCCCCGTGTCGGTCAAATAAAAATCGGTATGAAAAACGCAAACGGTTATCCGCAAAGCGTTGATTACTTCATACCAACGGGAAAGTATGCCGGATTATTTACGCAAGCATACGGCGAAAAGCCGCAAACAATACAAATTGTTTTCCCGGACGACGACCCGGCAAAAGTATGTAACGAACGTTACGAATACCGGGACGACGACGGGCGATTGATTGCGGCGGGCGATGGCGATACGTTCCAAGTATGGGACGGAAAGAAATACGAAACGTTGACAACGGAGAAATACCCAAACTTAATGCAGTCGATAACCAAGCGTTACCCGAACAAAAAGAGCCGCCAACCCGATTGCGACGGTTGGGAGGTTACATTAACGCTAAACTTTATTGTTCCGTTGGTTCGTGGGGTTGCCGGGGTTTGGCAATTCGCCACAAAAGGCACGGCGTCCACAATCCCGCAAATCCGGGAAACGTTCGACGGTATGTTGGCGGAACGGGGATTTTGTAAGGGAATTATATTTGATTTGAACGTACAATTTGCCACGACCCAAAAGCCCGGCGACAAATCCCGTTTCCCTGTTGTTTCATTGGTTCCGAACGAAAGCCCGGACAATGTTTTAAGAGTGCGCAAAGCGTGGGAACCTGTTAAACAATTGGAGGGCGGCGACAATGGCAACGAATAATACAATTACCCGGCGTAAATACGACCGGGATTATTGCCAAATGGCAAACGAGTTCTTAAAAGATACCCGTTTGAGTTGGAAAGCGAAAGGAATAATTGCATACGTCCAAATGTTGCCGGACGATTGGGTTTTGAATATGCGAGATTTGACGAACCGGGCAACCGACGGTCGGGATAGTCTGTATAGTGGTATTAAAGAGTTGGAAAAGTTCGGGTATTGCTCAAAGATTATGCAAAGGAATCCGGACGGGACAATTGCGGGGTTTGCTTATGAGATTTGCGACAAAGCAATTTTTCAACCATTTACGGAAAATCCGGTTATGGATGCACCGCAACCGGAAAACCCGGATACGGTTAAACCGGATACGGAAAAACCCGACCCGGAAAATCCGACACTAATAAATACTAATATTACTAATGACCCAAATAAACCAAATACTAATCATAGTAAACCCGCCAACCCTGTTGTCGGGGATTTGTTCCCGGAACAACAACAAGATTTGGAAAAGGATAAAAAAAGAACGTCCATATTTCGCAATTCCGATGTTTACAAATTGGTTAAGTTCGGGGCTGACGGCGTAAATGATTATTCCGAGTTTGAAAAACTGTTTGCGACGCCGGAATTTGAAAAGGTCGATTTGATTTATTATTTCCACACGGTCGCCGATTGGTCGGAAACCAAACAGGGAGTTAAGCGAACCCGCACGGGTTGGATTGCGACGGTACGCAATTTTATCCGGGGCGACATTGAGAAAAAGAAATTGCATTTGAAACCGGAATACCAAGCCCCGCAAAAACAGTTGAACGTGGCGGGCGCAATGGAATTTCTTAACAACGATTATTGATTATGGAAAATTTGCCGGAAACAGTAAATACGCAATCCGTGGCGTTGGCGATATACAACCCAACGCCCGGTACAAAAGCAATCGACATACGCCGACAAATGTTGCAATTACCGGAGGTTGCCAAATCGTTATCCGGGGTCGAAAAGTACATTTTCGCCGCCTCAACGAAAATGCAAATTGCCGATATTGACGACGGCACGTTGATTGCGAAAACCGGGCAAATGTTCCGGTTTATTGCAATGGACGTCGGGTATATAATCCCGACCAATCCGGAAGATTGGGCGTACATTTGTACCCGGTTGTTGGATATACTCAAAAAATACTATTCGCAAATGACATTGGCGGATATTAAGTTGGCATTTGAGTTGGCGACAACCGGGGAATTGGACGACTATTTGCCGAAAGACAGTCAAGGCAACCCGGACAAAAAGCATTACCAACAGTTTAACGCCGATTATTTCGCAAAGATATTGAACGCATACCGCCGGAAACAAAACGGGGTTATACATAAAGCGTATAAGGCATTGCCGGAGCCGAAAAAGGAATTGACGCCGGAGGAAAAACGGTATTATCACAACCAAACCGTCGCCCGATGTAGGGAGGTATTTTTGCAATACAAATATACCGGGCGGTTTGTGTTGGGGATTACTGACGGAATGTTAATTTATGATTGGTTGCGAAAGTTGGGTTTTGCCAATGAGGTTGCCGGAACCGAAGACGACCGCAAACAAGCATTTGCCCGATATATGCAACGTGTCGCCCGTGGGTTCGTCAACAAGTACGAGGCGTACCACGTCCAACGTAAGGGAACCGACGCCCCGGAGTTGGATTTTACGGCGTATGAGATAGCGAGGGACAAAGAGATTGCCCGGACGTTTGACCGAATGATTGCCGACGAATTACAGATTGATAACTATTTAGATTTTTGGAAATGAACAAAATAACGATTGATTGTATTATTGGGATTGACCCCGGAAAAACCGGGGGGATTGCCGTTTGGCGTCCGAACCATAAAACCGAGGTAATAAAAATGCCGGGCGACCTTATGGAGTTGCGGCAATGGTTTGATTATATGAAAAGTATTTGCCGCCCGTTGGTATTCGTCGAAAAGGTTCAATTGCGCCCGGACGACGTGAACGACAACCCCGGTAAGGCGTTCCGGGTTCAAAAACTGTTATCCGAGTTCGAGAAACTGAAAACGATAATTGCCATGTGCGACGTACCGTTTGTTTTGGTACACCCCCAAAAATGGCAAAATGAATTGAAATTGCGGGTTAAGGGAGAGGAAAAGCCGGAGCGCAAAAAGCGATACCAACGAGCCGCCGCCGATTATTACCCCGATGTTAAGGCGACGTTGTGGAACGCCGACGCCCTTATGATAATGCACTTTGGACGGTACATTTTGCACAACAACCCCCGTTGGGTTTTGGAGAATTTGCCCGCCCCGATGCACGACCGTTTATTTTAAGCCCCGTATTTCGATTATTTTGTTTGAATGGGTAAAAGTATGGCAGACGAAAACAAAAGCCCGCAAATCGAAAATCCGGCGAAAATAACGTTGGAAGAATTGGCGTACATGGTTAAACAGATGCGCCACAACCAACGGAGGTGCGAACGGAACCCAACGCCGGAAAAGATTGCAACCCGGACGGCATGGGAACAAAAAGTTGACGGCGTTATTGCCGTCTTAACAGATACGCAAATGAAATTATTTTGATTTTATCCCGGTACGACTTGCGCCGTATCGGGATTTTTTTGCCCTAACACGAAAATAAAAAGAAAAAATTTTGGTAATTAAAATATTCCCCGTATTTTTGTGGCATGAAATAACAACGACCGGGCGTTTTCCCGGTAATGCTAAAAAAATAAAAGCAATGAGAGCGAAAACAACAATCAGCGATTTCCGGTTTGAGTTTGCCGGGTACGGACATTACAAAGTAACTTACACGTCGCCCGTTACGGGTAAAAGTTGGACGGCAAAAACAAATGATATGCCGTTAATTGATGCGACAAAGAACGCCGACGACCCCAAACGTTGCGATTTGGAAACCCTTAAACGAATTTGCAAAAATGGATAAGGACGAATTGGGAGCCGTTCGCCATGCAATGACGGCAAAAGAGTTGAACGACCTGTATAAGCGTTTGGAAAACTTTATTGCCGATTGCACCCGGTCGGAGGTTGACGCCAACCGGGATGCGCTTAACAAGGTGCAAAGCATGATACACCAAAGAATGATATTAACAAACAAATAAGTAGTAACCGCCGGGGGCAACCCCGGCATAAAAAGAGCGATAAAATGATTATCAAAAAATTAGAGTTGTCGAATTTCCAAGTAATTAAGGAGTTCAACGCAGATTTTGAGGGTAATGTATATTTCATTACCGGGGACAATGAGTTAGGAAAATCCACGCTATTAAAGGCAATCGGGGCGTTGTTGACCGGGAACCGGGACGCCGTGTTGCGTAATGGCGAGGACAAAGGGTTTGCCAAAATGGTTGTCGGCGACGACGGCGAGGAATACGACGTTGAATTGCGGTTTACCAAAGCCAACCCCCGTGGTACGTTATCAATCAAACAGAAAACAACCGGGATGCGGTCGGATAACGTAAGTATGTTGCAAAAGGTTTTCGGATATACGGATTTTGACGCCGTGGAGTTTTCCCGGTGGTCTGAAACCGCCGAGGGTCGCCGAAAGCAAGTGCAATACGTCCGGGCATTGTTGCCGGAGAATGTGCAAAAACGTATTGCCGAGATTGACGCCGAGGTTATGACCGTTAAGGAGAAAAGAAAGGACGCCAACGCCGAGGTCAAGACGTACACGACCATTTGCGCCGCCGCCGAAAAGCAGTTGAAACCGGGCGACGTCAAAACGTATGCCGAGAAAATCGACATTGCCGATTTAATGGAGGAACAAAACGAGAACGCCCGGTTGATTGAGAAAGCGAAAACCGTGCGTACCGCATTGCAAACCCGGACGGAACAATTGGAGGCAATCCCCGGTCGTATCAAAGCCGCCGAGGAAACCAAGAATACAGAGATTGAAGCCGCAATAAAGTATGAGGCGGAAGCCCAAGCCGAATACGACCGGATTGTTGCCGAGGCAAAAAAGGTATTGGAAGCGGCAAAGAAAAAGAGCAAAGCCGATGCGAAAGCCGCCGCCGACAAATACGACGAAACATTGGCGCAAATCCAAACGGATAAAGCCGATTACGAAACCCGTAAGAACAACGCCGCCGCATGGTTGGCAAAGTACGAGGAAAATAACCCGGAGAATTTGGATACAGCCGAACGCCTCAAACAAGCCGAGGAACACAACAAAATAAATGCGTTGGTTGTGGACTATCTGACGAAGAAAAAGCAAAAGGAAGCCGCCGAAAAAGTCGCCCAAACCCACGAAAAAAAGTTGTCGGATTTGCTCAAAGAGCGGGAAAACCTTATTGCGAAATCGGAATTGCCGATTGCCGGGTTGACGTTCACGGACGACGGATTGGAGTTAAACGGCGTTCCTTTCGTCGCCGGGAAAGTGTCGGATAGTCAGATAATGGAGGTTGCCGCAAAATTGATTATCGCAAGCAATCCAACCGTTAAGGTATTCCGCATTGCGAGGGGCGAAAGTTTGGGCGCAAAACGTCTGCAATCCCTTATCGAATTAGCCCGGAAAGAAGGCTATCAAGGATTTATCGAGGAAGTCAAGCGAGGACAGGACGATTTAATTATTGAGGAATACAGCGAAACCGAGTAATTAACCGGGGGCGTCGGTTCCCCGGCGTCCCTTAAACAAAACAATATGGAAGTTAAAGAAATGACAATTGAGGACGTGTTGAAAACGCCGTTGTTTTTTGAGAATGTGAAACGCCAATTAACGAGCCTTTGGAACGACCGGGAGAAAGCCCGTAAGGATGCGACCCGGAATAATACGAGGTTGCGGGCGCACGTTATCGACCGTATGCACAATGCCGGGCAGTGGGAACCGGGAAATTTCGTTATTATTTTCGCAAAAGTGTTGGATAAGGTCGCAACCGGGTATTCGTCGAGCGAACGGGCGTTTATCCGTGCGGTTGGAATGACAGCGTTTAATGTCACAATGCAAAAGTTAATCGACGATGAGAAAGCGAGAAATAACGGCAACGGGGACGATAAATAATAACGGCGGGTTGGCAATGTACATGGGCGAATTAAACGAATTTTTCAAGGGTTGGAAAGGTTCCCGGATAATTGCCCGGTTTATTGTTGCGTCGCCCGGTTCGTCCGAGGCTTTGAAAGGCTATTATTTCAACTATGTTGTACCCACGTTCCGACACGCCATTTGGGAGACGGGCGAACGTCTTACGGAGGAACAAACGGAACGGAGGTTGCGGGAGTTTTCCCCAATTATGTACGTCGAGCGGGTCAACGAGGAAACCGGGAAATATTCCCACGAATTGCGCACCGTGGCGGAATTGTCGAACGCCGAGTTAATCGAGCATATCGAAACACTCAAACAGATTGCCGCCGAGGAATACAACACGTATATTGACGACCCCCGAACGTTGTAAGGTATGTTTTGCAAGTGTAACGGAAAGCGTAAGAATTACCCGTTGGCGGGTTGGCGGATTATTCGCCACGAATACACGCCAAAGCATTACAGCCGGATAAAGTGTTTGCGTTGCGGGTGCGTTTGGATTACACGGGCAAAATATGTTGAGCAAACGCCCAACGACGACGGGCAAAAACGATTATTTAACGAATAAAAAAGTAACGAGAGTATGAAATTTGAATTAAAAGACATTTGTTTTTTCGATTGCGAAACAACAGGAGTACCCGCAAAGGGTTTGAAATGGGATGCGGATTTTAACCAATTCCCGCACGTCGTACAATTGGCGTGGGCGTTCGGCGACAAAGAACGCAGTTTTATAATTAAGCCGGACAATTACGAGATACCGCCGGAAACAACCGCAATACACGGAATAACGACCGAACGGGCAATTGCCGAGGGTGTACCGTTTGCCGAGGTTATCGACGAATTTTTGACGGATGCCGCCGCCGCACCGCTTGTATGTGCGCACAACATTTATTTCGATACGTCGATGTTGAAAGCGAACATTTTGCGTTATTGCGGCAAAGAGTATTACGACGCCAAAGCCGAGGACGCATTGCACAAGGGAAAGCGCATTGATACAATGATGAAAACTATTAAATTTGTCGGCGCATTGTATTCAAACGGGCGACCGGGAAAATATCCCAAATTAGAGGAATTATATAGTAAGTTATTCCCCGGCGAAACATTCCCGGCGCATGACGCATTAGAGGACATAAGGGCGTTGCGCCGTTGCGTCCCGGAATTGGTTAATTTGGGGATTATTGAGTTAGCGCAAAAGGAATACCCGGCGGAACAACTCAAAGCCCAATTTGAGCCGGAAAAGCCCAAAGGCGGGCGCAATATTGAGTTCCACGACCCCAACCCGGTAACGGAACCAATCGGAACCGGGGAACCCGTCCCGGAACCAACCCCGGAACCGGAACGCCCGGCGGTTCCGTCGAATAGTAAGACACGGGAATTGTTGGACGAAAACGAATTTTGATTAAAACCGTGCCGGGCGGATTCCCGGCGACAAATAATATTATAATATGAACGAAGAAAAAAAAGCCGCAAACGTTATGTTAATACCAAGTGAAAAGGCGTTTGCATTGTCGAAAGTAAAGACATTAAAGGACGGCGGGTTAGACGTGCATTATGAAGTTACCGAAACAATCGGCAATGAGAGTTACACGAACAAATACCACGTCGAAAGTGCAAAGGACATACACCCGGATTTGCGGGATTGTTTCGACCGTTTGCGCCCAATCATGGGACGGATTTTTAATATTACGTCCTTTCTTTCAATGGTTGAAACGTCCGATTTCAAAGCAACCAAAAAGCAAAGCGAGTTATCACGGGATTTTGCCGACGAAATGTTGAAAAACATAGAGGTTCGGGGCGTGTCCTTTTCCGGTCAAGACGATAACGTTGGGGTTGTCCTTACGGGATTGTTCACGGTATCCAACAACCAAAAGACGGCGATAAATTCGCCCCGTCTGAAATTCAATACCGAAACGTTCGGTTTTGAGGAGGAATTGGAAGCAATCGTTGCGGACATTGAAAACGAGGTTTACGCATTTTTGTTCAAAGGCAAAAATGCGCAATTGGAATTGTTCGGGGCTGACGGCGAACCCGCACCGGGTTTGGTCGCAGAACCGGAAAAGGAGGGCGGATTGTTCCCGGAGGTCGGCGACCCGGCTAACGAGGACGACCCGGAGGACGAAACGGCGGATATGTAAGCAATGAAGCCGATATTGCTAACAGACCGGGAAGAATACCAATTTGTAACCGATAGGGGGTTTTGCCCCCTATTGGATTACAAGCGGTTTACAATGGATATTCGGTTGCGTGTCGAAATCCAACGGGAATTGTTCGGGTATTGCGTTTTTGGTCGTGGGAATATCCCACAGGCAAACGAACGGTTTTTTAGGTGGATTTGGGAACATAAGCCGCACCAATGCGAGGAAACATTGCGCCCGTTGTCGAGTTATTCCGCCGTTTATTGTTCGCATATCCTAACGAGGGGTTCGCACCCGGAAATGGCGCACGACCCCCGCAATATCAATATCCTTTGTTTTGAAATGCACAACCGTTGGGAAAATGGCGACCGTAAAAATATGCGCATTTATCCCGGAAACGTTAAGGTTATAGAATTATTAAAGAAAGAGTATCAAATTTTGAAATTATGAGCAAAGTTAGAATTACAAATAAACTGATTATAAATTCAGTAGTAGGTGTTATATATCAAATGCACCCTTATCATAACCAGGAAGGTATAAATAAAATAGTTCAAAAAATTAATAAGTGGTGCGATGAAACGCCCGATTGTAACGGGAGTATAAAAGATACATTCAAAATATTTGAATGGAACACGTGGAAAGATTTTGAAAAATGGCTTAATGATTTTTTGAATGATATTTTGGAATTTAGACAGCTAAATATATCACGCAAATTGAAAGACGAGGGAATTAAAGACATTGATGATGAAAGAAACAGCGGAATAAGGTTTGTTGATAGATATACGGTAGAAACACAAGATGAAAGATATACAGATTTTATTGATTTAGATGCTTGTGTAAGAAATATAGTAAGGCAAATATGCTTAATTCAACAAATGGATGAAGATTGTTTTCTTTGCAAGTATGCGAAAGAATACGGTTCTATGGAACCGTCAGAATGTGAACAATGTAAAAATTGTCTTTGTAACCCAAAAATAAGATATAATAGGGAAACGCACCCTATGGCTTTAAAACCTAAAAAAGATTGGACAGAAGAAGAAAAAGAAAAATATAAATTATGAGAACGAAACAAAGAACACCCGATTACGGGGCAATTTCCCGCCGTTCAATCCAAAATGATTTTAAAAGGGTACAAAGGTACCCGGAAAGGGAGAAACGCCCGCAAATCGAAAATCTGCCCGAAATAAATGCAGAAAGACGGGTTTTGTTTGTTGGCGAAAATTCAGGTTATTACAAATTGCGTTCTTTCATTGTTGGTAAATTGGTTCGATTAGTTCAAAAATCAAGCGTCGGCGGTTGGGTTTGTGAGTTCGTACACGACGACGACCGAAAAGCGATAAACCATGCCGCCGGATGGTCGGACAATAAGAAACAATATTTGTTGGATTGCGTAAAATTCAAGTGACATGAAAATAAAATCAAAAACCGGATATAAAATTGCGTTATACACGTTCGTGACGTTAACGGTTGCGTCTTATATGTGGGCGTTGTATAGTATCATTGTTTGGATAATTAAAGCGTTTTTTGTATGAGTGTAAACAAGGTTATTTTGATGGGACATACCGGGAAAGCCCCGGATTTTAGGGAGTTCGACAACGGGGGTTGCGTGGCGACCTTTTCGTTGGCAACCACGAAACGAGGTTATACCACAAAGGACGGGCGGCAAATCCCGGAGCGTACCGAATGGCATAACGTCGTATTGCAAAACGGGTTGGCAAAGGTCGCCAATCAGTACGTCAAAAAGGGCGACAAACTGTATATTGAGGGCGAATTGAGAACCCGGAGTTATGACGATGCGCAAGGCGTCAAACGGTATGTTACCGAGATAGTCGCAACCGATATGGAAATGTTGACCCCGAAAGCGACCGGAGCCGGGGCGCAAGTACCGCCGCCGCCCGTGCCGGATGCACCCGCCCCCGACGGAAACGACGATTTACCATTTTAAGCCGTTGACGATATGGGAGCGATAAACGGACGGGTTATTTACAGCCCAAAAGGTAAAGCCGGGGAATACGCCGAGAACGCCGCCAATTTCTTTGTCGGTTGTTCCAACGGTTGTACTTACTGTTATTTGCGCAAAGGTCGTGGCGCAAAGGTATTGGGAGGCAGTCGCCCGGAGTTGAAAAAGACGTTGCGGGAATATCCATACGCTTTGGATATTTTCAAAAACGAATTGTTGGCGCATAAGGAGGAATTGCAGAAAACGGGGTTATTCTTTTCGTTCACGACCGACCCGTTGTTGCCGGAAACGGAACGGTTGACCCGTCAAGCGGTCGGCGTATGCCAACGCCACGGCGTCCCGGTTAAGATATTGAGCAAATGCGCCGAGGGGTTGAACCGCTTCATTGATTTTGCCGAGGCGTCCGAGGGTTGGGACGTGTCCCGTATCGCTTTGGGCGCAACGTTGACAGGTTGCGACGAATTGGAGCCGAACGCCGACCCAAATATGATGCGGGTTAATGTGTTGGCACGGGCAAAACGCCACGGGTTCCGCACCTTTGCAAGCGTGGAGCCAATCCCGCCGGGAATGTACGACCGGGCAATTGGGATAATCAAATTGTCGTATCCGTTCGTTGACCTGTATAAAATCGGGTTGCAGAGCGGCGGCAAATATCCGAAACGGGAAATACGATTGATTTACGACACAATTACGGAACATTGGGAGGGACGCCCGGAACAACCCCGTATCTATTGGAAAGATAGTATTGTTAATCCGCTGGGGATTGACCGGGGAGAATTGCCGGGGTATTGTGTCCCTGTTAATTGGGATTTGTTTAACAATGAAAAGTGAAATACGGGTTGAGGTTCCCGCCGATTGCCGATTGGTCGGAGTAAGGACGGACGGCGATGTTGTCGTTATCATTTACGAGCCAATCCAAAACGTCCGGCAAATTGGATTTATCCATTACCCGGAACCCGACGACGAAACCGAGGAACCCGAAAATAAAAAAGTAAATATGCAGTACAGCAATAAGGATTACAACCCGGAAAAACACGACCGTTGGCGTGCGTTGACCGTAAAACAGCCATACGCAAATGATTTGGTAACGGAGGCGTACAAGGACGAAAACGGTATTGTTTACGGGAAAAAGACAATTGAAGTTCGGAGCAAAAACACGTCATACCGTGGCGACGTGCTGATATGTTCCGCAGCGTCCCCGGTTTATCCGGGAATGGAAAGCGGCGTTACTTTGGGATTGGTTGAGTTGTACGACGTAAAGCCGATAAAAGAGTTTACGCCGGAGGATTGGGAAAACACCCGGATTCCAAAGGAAAAGAGGGCGAAAATAACAAAGGGGTACGGGTGGTTGATGCGCAACCCCCGCCGGGTTATTGAATTTCCGGTTAAGGGGCAATTGGGGATTTACAATTTGGTTTATACCAAAGATTGTATATTGCCGTACCCCGTGGCAATGGTAATGGATAAAAAGGGTTATGAATTAGCAAGAAAGGAGGCACACAATGAGTAAGGACAAACACACCGTCCAAACAGGCATACACGTTGGGCGGGTCGGCGTCTATGTTTACGCCCGTGAGTATTGGCAATATCATAGTTGGCAATTTGGGGTATCCATTGATGCAATAAACGGTTACGACCGTTATGTTGATATTGAGGCGAAAATATTGTTTGTCGGCATTGGCATACGGTTTATATGGATTAAAAGAAAGGTAAAACGATGAAAGCAAAGATTTTATTGTTATCTTTGGCAACGCTTTTGTTGGGGGCGTGTCAAAGCGAGAACGAACCAACGGAGGCATTTAATTTACTTCAAAAATCCGAGAGCATGGAAGAAAGAAACGAGTTTGTAACGAATACCACGGCGGCAATGATACAGATAAACGCCCCCCGGTATAATTGTGAGATTGTCGAAACCGCATTAGCCGGGGGCGATAGGGTACGAATTTGCGTAAAAGGCGCAAAGGACGATTTGGACGCATTGTTTGGCTATGTAAACGAAGCGGGCAAAGAATGAGAGTTAAGCAACCCGAACCGTTCGACCCAAACAGAGAGTACAACCCCGGCGAACGTTGCGTTTACCGGGGTATGGTATTGATTGCCGAGATATGGACGGCAGCGGATGCACGATTAGCCAACAACAACCCCGCAATATTTACGCAACGTTGCGTTCGCTGCAAAATCCAAAGGGAAGATTGCCCCGGAATAGGTAGGCAATGCGATAAGTACAACAGAACCGACCGAAAAACGATATTTTGGCGGTTGGCATATCCGAAAACAGTAAGAACGAATAAAAAATTAGAGCATGACAGAAAGTAAGTTAAACCCGTTTGATGCGGAATTGTTGGTTATGATTGGCGATATTGCCAAAAGCCAACCGGAGGTCGAGGAAAAACCCGACCGTTACGAAATCACGGTTGACACAACCGAGATACAGGAAAACGCAATTGAAGCACTAAAACAGGCAGTCGCCGGACGATTGGGGAAACGCTTGTTAGTTACCCACACGTTAGACGCCGCCGTTGTTTTCAACGTCGAGTACGACCCGACGGAATACCCGGAACAAATCCGCACCCGGTTAGTTGAGCCGGACGCCACGGCGGGAACCCGATATTGCCGCACGTTGTTAGAAGTTGACGCAATACAGGTCCGCCGGGACAATTTGGACGACCTGTTGAGATTTACCGGAGGCGGAACCATGACGATACCGAGAACCCTAAACGGGCGGGCGGTTTATTCGTTCCCGGACGGCAACGGCATTTTCATTGACGCCCCGGAAACGTACTACATTGTCCGGGAACCGGACGGACGATTGACAACCCGCCCGGAAAGAGAGTTTAACCGGGAGTTTGAGCCGAAAGGCGTAAGCGTACCGAAAGAACCCGGCGATAAGGGATGCGGGAATTGCGCCAACTTTACAAACGAGGATGTCAACGGGAACGGTTATTGCGAGGCGTTCAAATGCGAACAATCGTGCGGCGTTATGCCGTGCCAAGAGTACAAACCTAAAAATCAATAAAGCGATGAACAAAAGAGAAAAATTTTTGAAAGAGATTGCCGAGGTTATCAACCGTAATTCTTTGGAGGCGCATTTTAACGATACCCCGGATTACATATTGGCGAAAGTCGCAGTTGAAGCAATGGAGAATTTCGCCGAAGCGTCCGCACGGAGGGACAATTGGCACGGGTTCAAAGAAGCCGATAAGCCGGGCGAGGTTGTGCGGAATGAGGATTGCGACAATTGCCCGGTTCGGGGGATTTGCCCGGAGCATAAGAAGCCGGAGGCGTTCGACGTCCCAAAGGAGGTGCGAGCAATGGCGGAATTTTTCGGCAAGATGTTCCCCGGTTCCAAAGTAGAAATACACCGGGTCGAAATGCCGAAAAGGAACCCACGGGATAAACGCCGGGCAAAGAACAAAAGGAAAGGGGGCAACAATGGGAAAAAGTAATTGCCCCGGACAATCGAAGCCCGAAAAGATATGCGGGACGTGTCGTTATTTTAACCCGGAATATCCGATAAACGGGAAACCCCGCCCGGTATGTTTAGCGTTGAAAGAAACCAAAGACGGGCATACGTATAAAATCACATTAGGAGTTGAACCGCATTTTCATTGCTCAAACGGAAAGTATGAAAATGGAATAGGACGATAGAGCAATAGCCCCGGAAACAAAGCCGGGGTTTTGCCGTTTATATGTGAGAGAGAACAAACGGTTGGCAATGTACCGGAAAAGCCGTAAATTTGCCCCGTGGTTAAAAGATAACCACCGAGATATAGAAAGTATTGAATAAGACAATAAAGCCTCTTAAAATGGAAATTCCGTGCAAATAACTTGCAAAAGGGTCAGCAACGTTTTAAGGAGGTAAACAGGGGAAAGGATAAAGCCCGGAACGAAAGAACAAAGGCAAAGGAGCCGATAAGGAACCAAGCCAAAGGACGAAAAGGCGTAAAAGGCAGATTTTGACCCCTGTTTGACATTAAAAGAGGTTAGACGATGAAAAAGAGAAAGAAGCCATTAGGCTATAACAAACGTTCCGAGGAACAACGAATTTATGACATTCGGTTTTGTGCCGATTTGTTTTTGCGTGGGTATTCATACCGGGAAATTGCGGACGCATTGAACCGGGATTTGTCCGCCCGTGGAATGGGTTATACAATAACCTTTCAAATGGTTTATTACGATTTGCAACAATGCCTTATTGAGTGGAAACGGGAACGGTTGGATAATATCGACGAATACGTTACACAAGAATTACGCAAATTGGATAAAATGGAGCAACAAGCATGGGAGGCGTGGGAAGCGTCGAAAACCGGAAAGATGCGCACCAAAGAGAAAACCAACAAAGGGCGACCAATCAAAACCGATGCCGAGGACGCCGACCCGGAATATTACGGGTACAATGAAACCGCAACCGAAACGTCCGCCGGGAACCCCCGGTTTTTGGACTTGCTGTTGAACATTCAACAACGCCGGGCAAAGATGTTGGGATTTGATGCACCCGTTAAAATCGAGATACCCGGATACAACGCCGGGACGGACGACGATAAACCGAAATACGATGTTAAGGCAATCCCGGACGACCTGTTGTTTGCCGTCGCCGACAAATTGCAGTCCGCCGAATTTCAAAAGACAATCGCCGAGAAAGGAGGGGCGCAATAATGGCAAAGCGAATGAATGTTGTTAAACAGGTTGTAACCAAAACGAACCATTATTGCGGGGATTGCGGACACGGTGTTTGGTATTTCGACCATGAGAATTTAGATGTTGCAAATAGATTGCCGATTTGTTGCCGTTGTCCGTTTACCCCGAACCGTTCCCGGATAAGGAGCGAAACGGCGTGTTTGAATTGGATACCAAAAAAGCCCGGCGAATTGATAGTTACACCCGATAAAATTGTACGACCATGAGCAACGAGGAATTATTGAAGATGTACGAGGCAATCAAGGCAGACCCCGGCGAATTGGTGCGAGCCGCCGCCCGTAAACGTCTTATCAACTTTGCCCGGTATATGCAACCGGATTTGGTATTGGAACCGTTTCATGTTGTATATTATACCCTGTTGGATATGTTTGCGCATGGCAAAATACGAAAGATGATTGTACAACAGCCGCCGCAACATGGCAAATCGGAGGGGTCAAGCCGCAAATTACCCGCATTTATGTTGGGGTTAGACCCCGACCGCAAAATATGTATCGGTTCGTATGCGGCGACAATCGCACGGGATTTTAACCGGGACGTTCAACGAATAATCGACACGCCCCGGTATCGTGAATTATTCCCCGGCACGTACTTAAATGGGTCGAACGTCGTAACAATGGCGAATACCTATTTGCGCAATTCCGATGTTATCGAAATGGTCGGGCGTAAGGGGTCGTTGCGTGTCGTCGGTCGTGGCGGTTCGCTGACGTCTAAAACCGTGGACGTTTCGATATTGGACGACGTGTATAAAGATTACGCCGAGGGTAACAGCCCGATAGTACGGGCGGCGGCGTGGAAATGGTACACGACCGTTGTACGCACCCGTTTACACAATGATAGTCAAGAATTGATTGTATTTACCCGTTGGCACGACGACGATTTGATAGGGCGCATTGAAAAGAGCGGCGAAACGATTATTGATGTTAAGTGTTGGGCGGATTTGGAGGACGTAACGCCGGGGGCGTGGGTGCGCATAAACTTTGAGGGGTTGAAAACCGGGGAACCGACCGAGATAGACCCACGGGAACCGGGGGCGGCATTATGGGAAAGCCGACACAGTAAGCAAAAGTTGGAAGCGCAAAAGGCATTAGACCCGGTGCAATTTCAATGCCTGTATCAAGGCAACCCCGGTTCCGCCGAGGGTCGATTGTACCAACCTTTCAAAACGTGGGTCGAAAAATCCGATTACGGCACGTACATTCGTTCCGGCGCATACATTGACGTTGCCGACGAGGGCGACGACCTGTTGTTTGCCGCAACGTATGACGTGTATAAGTCCGACAATCTGTTTTTCAACGAGAAAACAAAGCGCATGGAGCCGATATTGTTTGCCCTTATTACAGATATGGAAATGACGGACGAAAATACGGACGTTACAACCGTAACCGTCCCGGCGATGATTAACCGGAACGGGACGCAAAAAGCGTGGGTTGAGAGCAACAACGGTGGTGCGGGTTATGAAAAGGTTATCAAAAAGAAAGTCCGGGCGATTACCGACCCGTTTTATCAAGGGGGCAACAAGGAAAGCCGGATAATAACAGCGTCCGCAATGGTTAATCAACATATAATTATGCCGTTCGGTTGGGAAACCCGGTACAAAGCCGTTTACGACCATGTAACCGGATTTTTGCGCAATTTCGGAGCCAATACGCACGACGACCCGGAGGACGGATTGACCGGGATATATGAAAAGGAGATTGCGGACGGCAATATACAGCCATACGCACACGCAAACCGAGGCGTAAGACGACGCAATTAGCAATATTTTTGAGATATGCAAGATTATCCGGGAAAAAGTTTATAACTTTGTAACCAAAACGAGGGGGGCAAAGGGACAGCCCCGGAGAAAGTAACAATATTTTTAACGTTAAAAACAAAGAAGTATGATTTGTAAATGTCCGGCGGGGACGGCGTTGCCCGATGTACCCGCAATTAAGTGTTCGGAAAGTTTCGGACAGGTTCAAAAAGTGGCTTTTCAACGTCTTATGAAAGATGACGGAAGCAAAAACAGTTTTACGAGTGAAAAAGCGATTACGGCGTTAGCGTCGTGGACGTCCCTGTTATCGGCGGAGGATAGCACGAAAGTAGTTGTTTCGCCGTATATCCAAGCCCCGACCGCCGAGGCGGGAGCCGCCCGCACCTTTGGAGGCGGTAACGAAACGTTGGGAGGCGTCGAAGAGATTATTGGACGTGAACCAACCCCGTTTACCGGAGTTATCCGCAAAGCCCCGCAGGAGGTTATCAAGGCATTAAAGGAAATGCAATGCGAAAGTTGGGGCGACAATTTGGGTATCTTCATTTTCGACGAAAACGGCGCAATCGGCGCAATCAAGGGGAGTACAGACGGTACATATTACCCGATACCGATACGTTCGTTGTTTATCGGCGATAAGACGTTGGGCGGATTGGAAGCCCCGGACAGCAACGCAATACAATGGTCGTTTTTGCCGAATTGGTCGGACGATTTGGCGATTGTTGCCCCGGCGTTTAACCCGCTTACGGATTTGAAACCCGCATGAAAGTAATGACGGCGAAAGTTACAAAGGTCGTGTTGGAGTGTCCGACCCTTAACACGACCGAAGAATTTGAGATTAACCACGCCGAACGCCTGTTGCGGATGCCTAACAATGGCGGTTGGCAGTTGCCCGAAAAAACACCTTTTGAATTTAGCAAAGAAAATGGGATTAGATATAAAACGCATAAAAAAGGAAATAACGGAACCGAGGAAAAAGGCGACGATAGATAAAGCGGTCATACACCAAAACCGCATTAAATTTCACGCCCAAACCAACGTAACGCCCTTAATGTGTTTACCCACGACCGATTTTTTGGCATGGGTTCAAAATCTTATCCCGCACGATAAATTCAAAATCTTCAAAACATTGTTCCGTTACCCCGTTCGTACCAACGAGGTAACGGGCATTTGTTTTGATAAGTTAAGCCGTATTTTCGACGGTCGTAACCCGGCGTTCAACTATCAATTTCAAAACACGGAACAACGGGACGATTGGGAGTATTACCGCCAAGATGTATTAAAGGAGCCGGAAATTTGGAGCACGAAAGGTTGGGAGTTTTTCAAGACGGAAATAAACAGCGTCTTAATAGTTGATTTGCCCGCCGAGCAAAACCCCGCCGACCGATACCCGACCCCGTATTTTTATTGGCTACCTATCGAAAGCGTCATAACCTTTGAGGCAAACCGGACAACCGGGGTTATGGATTGGATAATTTTCCGCCAACCCGATAAACGTATTGCAGTTATTGACGATGAACGATACAGAGTATTTGCAGAGGACGACGGCGGCAACATAGGCGAATTATTGGTTGATAACCCACACGATTTGCGCTATTGCCCCGCCCGTTTCTTTTGGAACGAGCCAATGAATTTGCGAGAACCGGACGTTAAACAATCCCCGCTAACAAAAGAATTGGAGGCGTTGGATTGGTTTTTGTTTTTCCATATATCGAAGCGGCATTTGGATATGTACGGGGCGTACCCGATATATTCCGGTTACGAACAATCGTGCGATTTTACAAACGCCGAAAACGGCGATTATTGCGACGGTGGATTTTTGAAAGACAAACAAGGGTATTACAGGTTAGACCAAGCCGGGTTATTGATGCGTTGCCCCAAGTGCGGCGACAAACGGATTACCGGGGCGGGTTCCTTTGTTGAAATACCGATACCGGACGGGGACAAACAACCCGATTTGCGGAACCCGGTACAAATGTTGACCGTTGACCGTACAAGTTTGGATTATAACGTTGAGGAAGAAAAGCGATTGCGGGAAAACATTATTACCGCCGTCGTCGGACAAAACGAGGAAGTAACCCAACGGGAGGCATTCAACGAACAACAGGTTAAAGCCGCATTTGAGAGCCAAAGCACGGTATTAAACCGAGTGAAAAAAGGCTTTGAAGCCGCCCAACAGTTCGTCGATGAAACGGTTTGCCGATTGCGATACGGCAATATGTTCGTATCTGCAAAAGTCAATTACGGCACGGAGTTCTATTTGTACGACGTAAGCGAGTTGCGGAACCGTTACAAGTCGGCAAAGGAAAGCGGCGCAAGTGAGGCAGAATTGGACGCCCTACAAAATCAGATTATCGAAACGGAGTACCGGAACAACCCAACCCAATTGCAGCGTATGTTGATATTGGCAGAATTGGAGCCGTACCGCCATTTGACCCGGAACGAGGTATTGGATTTGTACGGGCGTAACTTAATCCCGGAGAATGAATTGCGTATAAAGTTGAATTTCGCTAACTTTGTCCGCAGGTTTGAACGGGAGAATACAAACATTTTGGAATTTGGAACGCAAATACCATTCGACCAAAAGATTTCAATAATAACAAGTAAATTTAACGAGTATGCAAGTAAAAACAGCAACCGAGGGTAAAACAAAGGACGTCGCAATTACCTACGTCACCCCCGAAAACTACATTGTACCGAGCAACGAACAACATTTGTATCATTGCGTTATTGAGGTACGCAAGTTTGACAGCGAAACGGGAAAACGCTTATCCGTTCCCCGTATCCAAAAGTTCGGCAAAAAGTCCTTTGAAAACGGCATTTTGGACGCACTGAAAAAACAGGGTTACACGATTACCGTATTGCACGACCCCAACGAGTACGTCAAGGCGCAAGCCGAGGAAAAAGCGGCACGAACCGCCGCACAGCAGAAAGCCGCCGAGGAAAAAGCCGCCGCCGATGCAAAGGCAAAGGCAGAAGCCGAGGCGAAAGCCAAAGCCGAGGAAAAAGCGGAGTTAAAGGCTGAAATTTTGGCGGAATTGAAAGCGGCGGGAGTTATCCCGGCGGAACCCGCCAAAGAAACCAAAGCCGAGGACAAACCCGGAGCGAAAAAGTAACAGAGTATTAAACAATTAAAAAATACGATTATGGCACAGATTGCACAGCAGGACAATTTGGTTATTGAAGTAACAACAACCGCCGCCGCATTGGATGGCGCAACAAAGAAAAAGTTGATTGAATGTATTGAGGGCGGAACAATTACCGACGTAATTTTGGTAACAAAAGAGGTTGAAAAGAAAATCAGCCATGCACGTGTTGTTAGTTGGTTGGTTGACACAACCGGGGATTCGCCAAAATACACAATTCATATTATTAACGCAAACAGCGGAGCAGTAGCAGCAATCGCACTTAATTAATTCAAAGGGTAAGAATATTATGTTAACGAGAGAAATTTTAATTGCAAATGCGGCTTTGTCCGGTTTGACGGACGAACAAATTGCGGCAATTACAACATTGTCCGCCAACGACGAAAATAGCGTTATCGCCAAAAAGACGGGCGAAATTTACGGCGGATTGGATGCCGATATTTTGGCGGCGTCCGGTATCGCAAAGAACGGAACCGAAAAGACGTTTGATTACGCAAAACGTGTGGTCGCCGAGTTCAAAACCAAAGCGGAAAGCGCAAGCGCATTGCAAACCCAAATCGACAGTCTGACGAAAGAAAAGGCACGTTTGGAAAAGGCAATTGCCGACGGTGCGACCGATGCGGAAACGGCAAAGGCGTTGAAACAGGCGAAAGCCGATTTAACGGCGGTAACAACGCAGTTTAACGACCTCAAAAGCAAGTACGATGAAGCCGAAAAGAATTTCCAAACGGAGTTGTTCGGCGTTCGTATCGAGGGTGCATTGCAGACCGCAACCGCCGGGTTGAAATTCAAACCGGGATTGCCCGAAAGCGCAACAAAGGTTTTGTTAGCGCAAGCAATCGACAAAATTAAGGGTATGAACCCCGAATATATCGACGACGGAAAAGGCGGTAAAATCCTTGCTTTTAAGGACGAAAGCGGCGCAATTATGCGTAACCCGAACAATCAGTTGAACCCGTACACCCCCGGCGACCTGTTGGCAAAGGAATTGGAAACAATGGGTATTTTGGATAAGGGACGCCAAGCCGGAGGCGGCGGAACGGTTCCCCCGGCGGGCGGTTCCGGCGGTGGTGGCGGAACAACCATTGACGTAACGGGCGCAAAAACCCGTGTCGAAGCTTACGAAGCAATCGCCGCAAACCTTATGGCGCAGGGTTTAACGGCGGGTTCCGAAAAGTTCGACGCCGCAATGAAACAGGCATGGCAGGACAACAATATTGCCGCATTGCCGGAAAAGTAAACAATCACGGGTAAAGGGTAAACCCGCATTTAATAACAATTAAATTTTTAACATTATGTCATTAGTAGCAACAAGATTGCAAAATTGGCGGATTGAAAACCCGGAATTAGACCGTAATATGACCCGCCCGTGTGAGTATGGCGCATTGGATTTTTTCATTGAGCAAACCAACGCCCCGTCCTCAATCATTAACCCCAATTTGCGTGACCGTGCGTTTGCGTCCATTGGTAACACGGTACAAGTACCCGTTATCAATTACGACGGCGATGTACAGGTTAGCAATGTCCGTTCGTGCGTTATCGCTGACGATGAAAATACGTCCGCATTGGTAACGGTTGTTTGGGCGACTTATGCCATTGGCTTTACAATGGTTCCCGCCGCATACATGAACAACGAAATTTCCTACGAACACGACTTTTTGCGCAAAATGGAAAAGACGTGCCGGGCTTTGGCGGACAAATTGGACGTCGGAGCCGTTGCCGCATTGGAGGCAAACAAAACAAAGGTGTTCAAAACGTTGCTTAACTACACGGAGGCGGGCAACGTGGTACAGGTTCCAACCCAAATGGCGACCGAGATTTTGGGCGATATTAACCCGATTATGCGGGCTAACTGTTACCCGGAATATATCCACATTATCGCCAACGCCGGGGTTGATAGCCTTATACGTAAACTTGCACAACATGGCGTTTACAACGACGTAAACAAGCGCATGGAATACGACAACAAGGTTTTACATTACACGAACAACGTAACCGACGAAGCGGGCAAAATGGGAACCATGTTTGCCGTTGCTGACGGTAATGTTGGTATCCTTACACGTGTTGACCGTGAAGCATTGCGCCGCACCCGTGCGAATTTCCACGAATGGGACGTTGTACGTTTGCCGTACATTGATTTGCCCGTTGGTTCGCACTATTACACCGCCGTTGGCGACCAGTCCGCAATTATGGGCGACGCAACCGCCGATTTGACGTGCGCCGTTAAGGAGTATTTCGGATTTTCCGTTGACGTGGCGTATATGGTTGCTTACAACAGCAACCCGGATACCGTGGCAAACCCGATTATCAAAGCCGAGATTGCCGCCCGCAATCCAAACGAACCGTTGGGTATGCCTGTATATGTAACCAACGCCGGGGAATTTCCCGCCGGAGGTGGCGCATAACGCCGGAGCATAACGAATTGTTAAACCGAGGGGACGGGGTGGTTATCCCCGCCCCCTTATTTATTTCAAACGCAGATGTATCGATTAAAAGAAATACAGGACGCATTATTGCACGTCGTCGGGTGGGAACAATCATACGACCCGGCAAAGGCGATAGACGACAATTTAACGCAGACGGAAAGCGGTTTGACGTTTCAAGGTGCGCACCCCCTTGTTACTTTGGATAATGTCCGGGCAATCGTCCCGGATGATTTCGTTTTTCAATATCCGGTTTGGAATATGATACCGGAATACAAAACAGGTGCGAAAGTGCGACACAATGGCAAAGTATGGATTGCCCGCCGGGACAACCAAAATGTCGAACCCGTCGCAAGTGATTTTAACGACGATTTCAACAACGATTATGGGAACCCGGATTGGGGCGAATACAACTATTTATCCTACTATTTGGAAAGGTTGACCCGTAACGGTATCGCCCAAATGGTACAAACATTCACGCAAATAAAGGGATTGGATAAGGAGACAAAGAACATGTTGGAGCGGCGCACATTCTTTGACGGTGCGGGACGTATCCGGGCGACGTTGCCGAATAATCATAAATTAGTCGGGTTTGAAATTGTCCCGGTTCGTTCTATGGGCGTAACAATGAAAATCGAACAAATCGGGTTGCAAATGACGGGCGCAACCGGGGTTGTCCGTATGTATCTTTTCCATTCGTCCCAAATTGACCCGATAAAGACGTTTGATTTGAATTTTACGCAGACAAACGGCGGTTTTCAATGGTTCCCGTTGAAAGATTGTTATTTGCCGTATATCAGTACCGGAAACAACGCCGGGGGGTCGTGGTTCCTTTGTTACAACCAAAACGATTTGCCCGCCGGGATGCAGGCAATTAACATGACAAAGGATTGGAGCCGGGAGCCGTGCGGGACGTGTACGGGTTACGTTGATTTGGAGCGTTGGCGGGAAATAACCAAGTATTTACAGGTATCCCCGTTTATGATGAACGCCCCGGAAACATTCGACGAATACCCGGAGTTGTGGGATATTGCGTTGACGATGTACACCAATACGCAGAATTACGGGTTGAATTGCGAAATAACCGTTGGTTGCGACCTAACGGATTTTATCATTAAGGAAAGGCAGATTTTCCAAACGGTTATCCAACGACAGGTCGCCGCAATCATGTTGCGCACGTTGGCAATGAACCCCGATGTTAAGGTAAACCGGAACCAAGTAAACGCAAGCCGGATGGAAATTCTTTACGAGTTGGACGGCAACGTTGAGGGTCGCCCCGGCGGTTTGGGTTATGACCTAAAAAAAGCATACGAGGCGTTGCGGTTGGATACGCAGGGTATCGACCGTATTTGCCTTACTTGTAATAACCACGGTGTAAAATACCGGACAACGTAAGATTATGGCGGGGTTAAAGTCAATACAGGATTTACGCAACCGGGTTGCCACGTTCAACAACGGGTTATCGTCCGGCGCATACATTCAACAAATCATTTGGGACAATGACGCCTATATTGTTGATATGAATGCCGAGGAACAATTGTTTGAACAAGGTATTAACCGTTTGGGCGTGGATATTATGGATTACGCCCCGTATTCGCCGTTGACGATAGCCATAAAGGAGGAAAAGGGACAACCGACAAACCGGGTAACGTTACGGGATACCGGGGATTTTGAAGCGTCGTTTTTTTTGGAAGTCGGCGACAAACAGTTTGAAATAAAAGCGTCGGATTTCAAAACGGAGGACTTAATAAAAAAGTACGGGCGGCAAATATTGGGATTGACGGACGAAAATATTGCGGCGTTGATTTGGCAATATATATTCCCGGACTTAATGAAGAAAGCAAAAAACGTATTATATGGCAACGAATAAGAGAACAACCCCTATAATTCCCAACCCGGTTTTAATCGACCGGGTTTTGGGGAACATACAAACCGGGTTAATGGATAACGTCGATTGGTTGGACGTCGCATTTGGGCGGGCGCAACGTATCGCCAAAGTGATACAGGGCAAACGCTATTATACCCCGAACGTATATGCGGGCGGGACGGAATGGAGAGGCGACAATGATTATATCGACGTTTCCCCGGATGCCAATATTGGCAATTTTTCGTTCTTTTGGATAGACGACCCGCAAACGGTCGGTTGGGTTCCCAAAGAGCAAAGCGAGATTAAAGCCCCGTTTTCCCTTATTGTTTGGTTCGATTTGCGCAAGGTTTACCCCGGTCAACTCAACAACCGGAATACCGAGGCATTGAAGAACGAAATATTGACCGTCCTAAATGGCGGTTTTTGGCTGAAAGACGGGACGATTGTAATAAACCGGATTTATGAGTTGGCGGAAAACGTGTACCGTGGGTTTACGTTGGACGAAATAGATAATCAATTTTTAATGCACCCGTTCGGCGGTTTTCGCTTTGAGGGTGTATTGTCAGTTAATCAACCTTGTAACATTTAACGATATGGTAACTTTCATTATTTGGGTTTTGGTCGTGGCAACCGTGGCGGCGTTCCTGTTGACCCTGTTAAAAAAGTGGGGCGTTATTGAGTACGTCCAAGTTCACGGCAACGACTTTTTTGTTAAGATGTTCAATTGCGGCTTTTGCTTATCATGGTGGGCGGGGGTCGTTTTGTCCGTCCTGTTTGCTATATGCACCGGGAACCCGGCATTGTTATTGGTTCCGTTTTGTTCAACAGTCATAACCCGCATACTCTTATGAAAACGACAAAGATAGGGGAACGGGCGGTTGTGTTGTACGACAGTATCGACGAATTGCCGATTTTGCGATTTCACGCATATAACAAAATGTTGCTTATCGACGCCGGGGTTGGGTCGGATTTGAACGATTGGGATGCGCATATTGAAAAGGCAATCCGGTTTATCCGAAAGGAAAAGCCGGATTTGGCGGAAAAGGAATTGGATAATTTGCGGCAAAACGTTTATTTCGTCCAATCCGCCATATCGCCAAAGTATTTGGCGTTTGCCTGTTTGGTTAAGTCCGTGGACGGAACCGAATACAACGATATGACGGCGGACGGTTTGCAAAAGGTATTGGATTTATTCGCCGATGCGCCGAACGCCGAGTTGACCGCCCAATTGGAAGCGGTCAAAAAAAAAATAGATGAAGAATTGCAATTGTATTTTCCTAAACTATTCGACGACGCCACGGTTAAAGAGTATTACGACCAATTGAAGCAACGCACGATGTTAATGTTGGATGCGATAATAAAGGGGGACGAAAGCGACAAACGGGAAGAAATAGACCATATTACGACGTTGTTGTTGACTTATACAAAACCCAAATCGTTTAGCGGGTCGGATAGCGTGGAAATACAATACGACAAGCAGTTTGAAAATATGTGTTTGATGTTGTCCCAACATTTGCACGTAAACCCAAAATCGTTTACCGTTTTGGAATATTACAACGCATTTGAATACATTAAGGAGCAAGCGAAAAAAGCAAGCAGAAAAAGCCAAAAATAAGGCGATTTAAGGTGTTTTATTTTTCAGACGATAAATTATACATTTGAGAAAAGAAAATTGATTGTAGGGCAAATTGCCCGAAAATAACAAAAACAAATAGTCGGATATATGGCAGATAACAACAACCCAATTAAATATTCTGATTTGGTAAGCCCCGATAATTCGATTACTGATTTGATAAAGCAATTGGATGAACTTTCAGACGCATATACAAATGCGTTGAAAAATATTAGGGCGGAAGCAATTCAGTTGGCGGCGGTTCTGCAAAAGGTTTCCGGGGCAACCGAGGACGGCAGGAACACAACCAAGAAAGCCGCAGACGATGCGGAACGTTTGGCACGTGCGCAACGTGATTTGGCGTTTGCAGAAAGCGAGAACGCCAAAAAGTTAGCCGAGTTAAAATTGGCACAACAGGAAGCGAACCAAATTAATAAACTGATTGTGAAAATAAATCAATCCGCCGAGGGTAGTTATAACCGTTTATCGGCGCAATATTCATTGAATAAGATTTATTTAAACAACATGACTAAAGCCGAACGGGAAAACACCGAGGAGGGGCGAAAATTGGTTGCACAAACCAAAGAAATATACGAAGAAATGAAACGTTTGCAGGAAGCAACCGGGAAATTTCAATTGAACGTCGGAAATTATACGGAGGCGTCCGACGCAATTATTGCGTATGGCGACAAATTAAAAGAAACGTTAGGTTTAAATAGCGCATTTGGCGAAAGTCTTTTGGCGTTAGGACGTGGCGGGGCTGAAAGTAAAGCCGTTTTTACAGCTATTGGCGACGGGGCAAAAGCATTGGGAAAAACTTTGTTGGGATTACTTTCAAACCCGGTTTTTTTGGCGATTGCCGGAATTGCGGCGGCGGGTGCGGCGTTTAAATGGTGGTACGATTATAACGCCGGGTTAGTTGAGGCAACGAGATTGACGCAACAATTTACCGGGAAAAGTGGCGATGATTTGAAAGCGTTTAGAAATGAGGTGCAAGCCGTCGCCGATTCATTCAACGCAGATTTCCGGGAAACATTGATTGCAACAAACGCATTATCAAAACAATTAGGTATTTCTGCAAATGAGGCATTGCAGTTGGTTAAGGATGGTTTTTTGTCCGGAGCCGATGCGAACGGGGAATTTTTAGACACGTTGAAAGAATACCCGGCATATTTCAAAGAGGCTGGAATATCAGCAGACCAATTTGTTGCGATTGTAGCCCAAACAAACAAAATGGGTATCTTTTCGGACAAAGGCGTTGACGCAATTAAGGAGGCAAATTTGCGTTTGCGTGAAATGACGACGGCGACGGCGGCGGCTTTGGACGGTATCGGTATTTCGTCGGAACAAGTTCAAAAAGATTTGCAGACCGGAACCAAAACAACGTTCGATGTTATACAAGACGTTTCCGCAAAATTGGCAGAATTGCCGGATAATGCGGCAACGGTCGGGGCTGCAATTGCAGATATATTCGGGGGGCCCGGAGAGGACGCCGGATTGCAGTATTTGCGCACGTTGAAAGATATTTCAACAAACATGGATGAAGTAAAAGGGAAAGCCGGAGTTTTGGCGCAATTGCAGGAGGAACAATTGCAAAGCCAAATTGAGTTGCAAAACGCATTATCCGGGTTGTTTGACGCAACCGGATGGAATTTTGAAACGTTGACAACGCAGGCAAAAGTTTTTGTTAACCAAGGATTGACGGCGATAATAAAAGGGGTTATTGATGTTGTCAATTACTTTATTGAGTTGTACAATGAAAGTGTTTTGATACGTGCCATTTGGAACGGTATAGTTGCCGGATTTAAAACCACATTTGACACGTTGGGAAATTTGTTTGGATTCTTTATTGATATTGTCAAAGCAACCGGAACCGCATTAAAGGGAGCGTTTACGTTGGATTTTGACGACGTTAAAAAAGGGTTGTCAGATTATGCAGCAGCGTACGGAAATTTGGTTAAAGCCCAAGTTAAAGACATAACAGAAAATTTCCAAGAGGGTTTGGATGGTATGCAAAAGAAAATAAAACCGTTAACAATCCCGGTTTCTGTTGGAGATACCCCGACGCCACAAACAGACAATAAGCCCGTAACGACACAGAACCCAACCGTAAAGCCAAGGGGTAAAAGCGATGCGGAAAAGGCAGCAGAACAGCAAGCAAAACAAATTGAGGCGGCATACAAAAAGAATTTGGAAGCAACCCGAAAATTGCAGGATGCACAATTGCAGTTGGAAACCGACGAATGGGCAAAGCGTCGCCAACAAACGCAATATCAGTATTCCCGCCAAATTGAGGATTTACAACACCAATTGCAGACCGAAAAGGATTTGAACGAAACCGGACGCCAAGCGATAAACGCCACAATTACGGCGTTGGAACAGCAACAAACCGAGGCATTATTGAAAATCGAACAAGACCGACAATTGCAGGAATTGGCGTTGCAGAAAGAAAGCATTGAATTACGTTTGCAAGCAGTCAAAAAGGGAAGCGAGCAGGAAAGACAATTGCGGATGCAGTTGTTGGAAAACGAAAGACAAACCGCATTATTACAGAACCAACAGAAACCGACCGGGCAACAGCAAGACGCCGGGGCGATTAATGCAAGTTTTGACGCAAAGGGAGCCGGAATTGCGGACGAATATTTGCAAGCGCAATTACAGATATTCGACCAACAACAAGCGTTGGCACAATCGGAGTTTGATTTGTTGAGAAATTCAGAAGCCCGGAAAACTCAATTCCGTTTGCAAGCAGAAAAGGAACGTTTGCAAAAGGTTTTAGAATTAAATCAGCAAGCCGCCAATAAATTGTCTGATGTTGAGGTACAAACAATTCAAAACACTATTAAAAAAATAGACCAAGAAATTGAGCAATCCAAAGGGGAGGAACGAGGAACAGACATTTACGGTTTGTTTGGGCTTAATTTGGACGACGACCAAAAAGAGGCAATTAATACGTCTATGCAATACGCATTGGATGCGTTAAATACATTCACGGCGGCACGTGTTGCCGCAGCAGATGCAGCCGTTGAGCAAGCGGATAAAGAGGTTTCCGCCGCACAATCGGCGTTGGATGCAGAATTGGAAGCAAGGGCAAACGGGTACGCCAATAATGTTGTACAAGCGCAAAAGGAGTTGGATTTAGCAAAGAAAAACCAAGAAAAAGCGTTGAAAGAACAACAGAAAGCGCAAAAACAGCAGGCAGCAATACAAACATTGCAGCAAATCGGAAACATGGTAACAGCAACGGCGCTGATATGGTCGCAATTAGGTTTCCCGTTTGCAATACCTGCAATTGCCGTAATGTGGGCGAGTTTTGCAGCGTCTAAAATCAAGGCGGCGCAATTGGCAAAACAGACCGGAGGAACCGGAGGAACGGAAACATACGGCGACGGTACCGTTGAACTTTTGGAGGGCGGTTCCCACCAATCCGGCGACGACGTGGATTTAGGAACCAAACCGGATGGAACCCGGAGGCGTGCCGAGGGCGGGGAATTTTTCGCCGTTATCAATAAACGTAATTCCCGCCGTTTCCGTCGTTTAATCCCGGACGTAATAAATAGTTTGAACCGGGGAACATTCCCCCAAAAGTACCTTAATGCCTACAATACCGACGGCGTTAATGTAACGGTTCAACAAAATAACGCACCGGATTTGCGGGATTTAAAAGACGATGTAAGGGAGATTAAGGAACAAAACCGCCGCCGTCGTTACGTCGATGGCAACGGCAATGTTATTGAGGTTTACAAGAATTTGACACGTAAAATTAAAAATTGATATGAACCCGATTTATAGACATTCATTTGTAAATGCGTTTTTAGCGAACGGGGCGATAAGTCACACAACCGGGAACATAAACGGGAATAGTACAAAGTTCTATTATACCCGTACTTTTGTCCCGGTTGGGAATGTGTACCCCCGCAAATTGTTTCAGAATTTCACCACGCAATCCGGGGGCGCATTTTACGATAGCAATAAAAAAATTATCGGCGGTTGGGGGAGCGCCCCGTCCGCCACAAATACGGAATTTGACATACCAAGCAATGCCGCATATATCCGGTTTAATGTAATCAAAGCGCATTACGCCAACGGGACGGCATGGTTGAGATTGGGAACGTTGGACGCCCCGAACGTCTTACAAGGTCAAACCGTGCATCCGATTTATAAGGACGATTTGGCAAAGGAGTACGAATTAGAAACCAACCAACGGTTTTATCGTGCCAAATTATCCGGCAAAATTACCTTTGTCCGGGATGATTACGACTATATAAACCGTCAATCGTTCGACAATGAATTTTTGTATTGCATTGAAAAGAGCGACGACGGCGGGCGTACATGGTTCCAATACTTTCAAGGCAAGTTTATGAAAACCGATTGCACGTTTACCGATTACGATAAAAAGGTTGTTGTACAACCGGACGCAATCGACGATTATAACGACGTGTTGGCGGGATTGGAAAAGGAATACAATTTAATAACGTTAGCCCCGACAATCCAACGGATAACGATAAACAAGCGTCCATTAATTCAAATATACGTTCCGGGGGATAGTGTTGTTTCTTGTTTTTTGGGCGGTACGAATTGGGAACAAGACGCAAACGCCACGACCGACCAAAACGCATTAGTACAAACCTATCATTTTGCTTTGTGCAATATATTGAAAGAAATACAAATTACGTCCAACGGTTCCCCGGCGGTAATATCCGGGCTTTATACCGGACGAATGGCGACGGGTGCAAGTGCGGACGTATTCGAGGGGAAATTATACCCGGAATTGAATGTTAATTATTATATCTATATTTTACAACAACGAATAAACGGGGGGTTGCCGTTTGGTATTGCTGTAGTTGAAATACGGAAACAATCCGACGATACGGTAATGTTTCGTTATACAAAGGTTACAACGTCGCCTTTTGATACATTGGAGTTTGATTTAACCGCTGTTGAGGGTTCCGGCGCAACGGGTACAATGCACGCCGATATGAAAAGTTATAATATATACGCCCGGTATTTGTGCGACGTGGAGAAAATCGACGACCTTAATACATATCCATTGCCCGCCGATGATATAGTTGATAATAACCGTAATTATAGGCGTGCGATTGGTTACGCAATCGACGTGGCGTTTATTTCAAACAACTTTTCAGATACCCCGACCGAGTGGGGATTAGCGGACAACGGAAAGTATTTTGCGCCGCCCTATTCCATTTTCGGACAAACGTTTTATCCAATCGCCCGGTCAACGTGGCGTTATGCGTCGTTATGGTTTGGGTTTTATTTGATGGATTGGATATTAGAGAAAAAAGCACGAAAAGCATATACTTTGCGGGATGCGTTCCCGGTTGCGTCTTGTATATCCGTTTTGCTCAATCAGATTGCACCGGGTATAACACACGCAGCCACGGCGGAATACAGTCAATTTTTATACAGCGGTAACAACCCAATATCCGGGTTGAATTTCCGTTTGCTTGTATCACAGAAAACCAATATTATAAACGGGGAATATCAGCAACCCGCACAAAAAGCCCCGACGACCTTACAACAATTTACCAATATGTTACGGGATTGTTTTAAATGTTATTGGTTCATTGAGGACGGCAAATTTAAAATCGAACATATCCAATATTTCCGCAATGGCGGTTCCTATTCCGGCGGGGCTATATTAAGCCACGATTTGACAAAGGAATTGAATTTGCGCAACGGGAAACCGTGGGCGTTCAACACGTCGGAATATTCGTTTGATAAGGTCGATTTGCCGGAACGTTACCAATTTGAATGGATGGACGACGTTACGGCGGCATTTGAAGGGTTGCAGATACAAGTAATAAGCAAGTATGTAACGCCCGGAAAGGTTGAGGAAATTAATATATCAAACTTTACGTCCGATATTGATATGATGTTGTTAAACCCCGGCAATATGAGTTCGGACGGGTTCGCCTTGTTTGCCGCCGTTCCGCCAACGTCCGGGTCGCAATGGATATTACCATTTACCCGCCAAACTATTAACGGGGTCGAATACTTTTTGCAAAACGGATATTTGGCGTTTATCAATCTGCAATCCCCGTATTGGTTATATGATTTACCCGCCCGTCGTGTATCAATAAACGGTTCCGAGGTTTACGCATACGGTATTGAGAGAAAGAAGAAACAAACGTTTAGTTTTCCGGCAAATGACGACCCAAACCCGATGCAACTAATAAAAACGTATATCGGTAACGGTCAAGTTGATAAATTAAGCGTAAATTTGTGTAGTCGAAACATTAAAGCAACGTTGAAATATGATACAGAATAACAACATAAGCGTTTTACCGTGGTACACGTCAATAGAGCAGCAGAACCACCGTAAAAGTTACGCATACGGGCAAATATACCCATTGTTCGCACCGGCTGATAGATTGTTACCGTTTCAGATAATAAGAAACACACGGTCAAACAATGTTACGTCAGTGGTATTGTATGAAAAGACCGGAAAGCAAGTTGCAAACATAACAACGTACATGAAAGAAACCGGATTGCAGATTGTCCGGTTTCAAACGTTGGGATATGATGTAATATTATACCCGGCAATATTACCCATGCCGTTAAATCAGTTTGACGGAATTTATTATTTGCGGTTATATGATGGCGTTCAAACGTGGTATTCTGAAATGTTCACGGTCGTACAAGATTTTTCCGGTTACTTAAAAATACAATGGTGGGATATTGAAAATTTGGTATTTGACGCCGGGCAAATAGTATATAAAAACCCGGATTTCAAAAATACGTTGTACCTTTGTACAGAGTTGGGAAAACCGGATTATGAATTTGAAGAGGACGGCGAAGAACGGGACGGGTATTTTTTCCCGGAAAAACAAATATCAGTCAAAACGTTTAAATGTACCATATTGGCACCGGAGTTCCTTTGCGATGTTATGCGTTTTATCCGTATGGCTGATTACATTCATATAACGGATAAATACGGCAGGGAATACGATTGCGATACGTTTCTAATTACCCCAAAATGGCAAACGCAGGGCGATTTGGCAAGCGTGGAAATTGAGTTTAAGACAAACACAGTTGTAAAGAAAATCGGGCGTGGGTATATATTGGAAAACAAGGGAGATTTCAACAGCGATTATAATAATGATTTTAACAACGATTAAAAATTTGAATTATGGGAAATTATGAACAATTAAAAGCGGCGGTTTCGAACGTTATTAAAACGAACGGAACGCAAGCAATTTCCGGGCAAGTGTTGCAAAATACTTTGCTTACAATGATTAATAGTTTGGGGAGTAATTACCAATTTGTAGGCATTGCGGCAACAAATACAAACCCCGGAACACCCGACCAAAATGTATTTTATATTGCGGGGGAGGGAACCTATACCAATTTTGCAAACATTAGTGTAAATAGGGGAGAATTGGCGGTTCTAAAATGGAATGGCGCATGGAGTAAACAGACCGTAAAAGTTGGTTTACCCCCAAATGAACTAAATATTTCAACATTATACCCTACAAATGGCGAGGGTGGAACTAATAAATACACGCTTGCAGGGGCAATTGCCCAAGTTCCGGACGAATACAGAGTGATAGGTTTGAAAGTTACTTTTATTAATGAGAGTAATGAGAATGAGAGTTGGGAATATTTAAAAGGGAACTGGGGTATTGGTAATTTTTCCGAAGTTGGCGCACGTACAATATTGGGCATACAGAATAAACTAAATGTCATTTATCCAAACGAGATAAATTCGTTCAACAAACTTGACAAAAACCAAATGGTATTGGATAAGAGCATTAATTCCACTACTGGTCAAGAGTATGTGTTTAGCGGTAAATTTGCAAGCCCTTTTTATGCTGTTAAAGGATTTGAATATCTTTACAGTCAAATCTATGCAACAGGTCGTATATATGGATATGATGCAAATTTTAACTTTATAGAGATACTTACTGCTGACATTGCTTTAAATAAGTATACTGTGCCATCTAATGTTTATTATATAAGATTATCTGGTAATACAACATCTATGGATGGTAATAGTTTCTTTTTGTATTTAAAAGAGTATTCAAAATTCGTAGAATACGGAATTACCGAGGATAAATTATATACTGATGAACAGATAAATGGCGTTGTTGCTCAATTAGATGATTTTGAATCTCTTACCACAATCAGAGATACAAGTAATCAGTTTGTCAATAAAATAAACTCTGTAACAGATTTTATAGAGGGATTTTATATTGATGCATCAGGAGTTTTAAAACCACTTGATAATAGAGCATATTCAGTATTAATAGATTTGTTAGGTACTACTAAATTTTATTCCTCCGCTTATGCTTATGGTGCAATCTATGGCTATGATGAGAATTTTAATTTTGTAGGAGCTATATCCAGTAGCAATGGCACATATTTAGTAGAAGAAGGTATTAGATATATAAGAATATCGCTGAGTAGTAAAAATAATAAAAATAGTATTTTTATCTACACTAGAGAAGAGGATTTGTCTGTTAAGAAAAATATATACAATGCTAAATATTACGATTATGGTATTACATATACTGATATTTCCAATAGGAAGGAATTGGATGTAATTCCGACCAAATTGGATAAATTTCATTCTATGTATATCAATTCTATTAATATTTTTAGTCAAGAATTGATTCAAGAACAAGGGGCCTTTATTAACACTTCTGATGGTGTTACGATTACAAAAAGTGGAATGACAGCAAGTAAGTCTTATTCATTTTTCATACCTGTAGTTGGAGGGCAAAAGATAAGTTCAAACATACCATCGTATGGCGCTATTCTGATGTATGATAAAGCCAAGAGCTTCATTGGTACTATTCCATCATCAGCTTGGAAATCTGATGCTAGGACTAAGGATTATGTAAGTAATACTATTTTAAATAGTAATGCAGCATATATAAGGTTCAATTTACTAATAGCTCAATATGAAATTGCTTGTTTAGCCATAGGTTTAGATGATATTCATAAGATTTATGGATTTGGTGATGTTTTTGATATACGATTTAAACGTAGAGGGAAAAAACTTGTTACCATAGGCGATTCCATTACATATCAAAGAACTTGGCAAGATAGATTATGTGAATTGACAGGTATGTGGCATAATCCTAAAGAGATTAGAGGCGCAGATGAGAGTGTTAAAACAGAAGGATACGGTTATATTCTTTTGACTTCAGATTTAGCTGATACAGATACATATTACGAAGATGTAGCTGATATTACTAAAACAGAAGAAACTGTTGTTGATGGATTTGGGTATGCTCATCCAATATGGACTGATGCCAGTGGAAACAAGTATAGACAACCGTTTAGAACGGCAGAGGGTGGTGAAACTGTTATGCCTGTAAAAGAAACATCTATATATTCAAGGGCTTCTGATAGCAAATATTACAAGGGGGATGTTATAATTGTATTCGGTGGTGCAAATGATAAAGTAACTTATGTTACCAATTATCCAACAAGAGGAGGGTTTGGTGCAATACAAGGTATAACGAATCTTAAAACAGATGCGGAGGACAATACAGGGTCTACCTTCGAAATATATACAGATAACGAGAAATTACAATCAATAGGAGATTACAGCGAAGTAGGTGAAACTACAGGTGTGCAGAAGTATAATTATACTTTTAGGGCATGTTTTAGAGGGTTATTGAAAAAGGTGGTTGATGCTAATCCTAACGCTGAAATTATAGTCGTAGGACCATATGCGACAATGATTAAAGATAATGATTATATAAATAGAGGTTATGATTATCTAACTGTTGAACAAAACAAAGTCATAGCAGAATGTGCAAGAGAGTTCAGCTGTCAGTATATAGATTTATTCCCTCTGTTTGGGAGATATAATGCTACTAAATACTTAAAAAACGAATATGTTTTTATTCATCCTACTACTGTTGGAGGTACCAAGATAGCAGAGTATATTGCTGCATTAATATAAATATATACCCCCGAAACTTGGGTAAAATAGAATAATTATAAGTAAAATGAAAAAAGTAATTTACAACAGCAAATTAGCCCACGCAATTTTGTGGGCTAATTACACAACAATAACTTTAACGGCTTTTGTGTTTACTGAATTTAAAGACAAAACCGAAATGCCTCAAAGTGTACGCAATCACGAATGTACGCACGCCCGTCAGTGGATAGAAATGTTTTTTGCCGTATGGGTAATAATGTTTATATTGCAATTGATATTTAATATTTCGGCATGGTGGTATATATTGCCGTTGTTTTCTTTTTATATTTGGTATGTTTTGGAATGGTTCTTTAAATCATTGTTCAAATTAAAGAACGCATACAAAGACATATCATTTGAAAAAGAGGCTAAAGCGTCAGAAAACGACAATTGTTATTTGGAAAATATGGGTTATTTTGAATGGCTTAAATATTATGGAAAGAATTTTTAATTGGGAACAATGGCGCATAATTGGTATTTCAGCAGTCAGCCCCGTTTTGGGATATTTGACACCGACAAAAGGTTTTGTTTATGCGCTGGTAGTAATGTTTGCTTTTAACATTTGGGCGGGAATGAGGGCGGACGGTGTGGCGATTGTGCGATGCAAAAACTTTTCGTTCCGTAAGTTTAAAAACGCATTGTGCGAATTTCTGTTGTATCTGTTTATCGTGGAGGCGATTTTTGTAATAATGAAAAATTGCGGCGATGAAAATGCGGCGGTTATCGTGGTAAAATCACTAACATACGTGTTTATGTATGTGTATTTGCAAAATGCGTTCCGCAATCTGATTATTGCGTACCCCCGGGAATTGGCATTGCGTATTATTTACCATGTTATCCGTTTGGAGTTTACAAGGGCTTTACCGTCGCATTTGCAACCGATAATTGACAGATTGGAAAAAGAATTTGGGGACGACCCCGACAAAAACAATAAAAAGAAAAAAGATGAATAAACAAAGTAATATGTTTAACCCGGTGCGGAGCAATCCGCACCACAAAATTTTATTATTATGGCAGGGATGAAACAATTATCAGCGGG